GTCATGCGTTTGCTTGGTAAAAAACCGTTTTGCCCGTGTTGTTGCATGGCTTGGTTGCGGGCTTTTATGCGGGCTTGGTCGTTTGCTTGGCGTGTGCGGTTTCCTCGGCGGCTGTTGCATTGTTTGCAGGCTGGTGTGAGGTTGTCGAGGCTTGAGTCTCCGCCGTGCATGACTGGGATGATGTGGTCTGCTTCTGTGGCTGGTTGTCCGCAGTACGTGCAGGGTGGGTTGCCGGCAAGTAGGCGTTGGCGGTTGGCTTTGTAGGTGGGGGTGTTGTGTTCTTTGCCCATGCTCACGCGCCTTCGGCTTGTGCTAGCGCGGCGCGTTCGCGCCTTGCTGTTAGTCGAGGGTTGTTGCTGTTCATGTCGGGCTCAAGTCTGTTGCGTTTGTTTGTTGTCAACCTTAGCGATCTGTGTCAGGGCAGACGGGTGTAATGCTCCACCCCGCGGGTTGCCTCTAACCGCGTCCCTATTGCTCTGACATTCGTTCGCTTCAACGCTTTGCCCCGCCACCTTCGTCTAGCTGTTTTAGGGCGCGTTGATCTACCCCCGTTACCGGGTGTCATCCACCTAGGGCGCGACCCCTAGTAGGTCATGGGTTTAATTCAGTTGTGCAGGTCAGGCCTTGTGAGCCTGTGGGTGATGAACTCTAGATCGCTAGGGCGCACCACATGATTTTCTATGCCAGCCAACGCAAACGCGGCCAGCCAATTGTCCTGACTCGTAGTCGTTTTACCCTTTTCGGACTTCAGTTCAACAACCAGCATTTGACCACGGTTTGGGTGCACCAGCACCAAATCGGGGAAACCAACATCGCCTTCGACATGGGTTGCCCAACGTCCCCGAATGTTCATAGCAGGCAAATCATGGTGAATCAGCCAGCCATAACGCCGAGCAAGATTGACCACAATGGATTTCAGATCGGTTTCGGTCATTTTTGAGCTAGCCATTCCTGCCCATCTCGGTCGTACGATTCAACGATTTCATCGCGGTCAAGCATCCGTTCGACAGCCGCATAACGCTGGTCAAACGTGCCCGGTATGACACGCAACACATAACGACGGCTGTAATGCCGGCCATCAGCCAACAACAAACGCACCGCGTTCTCAATGTCTGCGCCGGTCACTTCCATGACTCAATCAACTGGCTGGCTTCGCGTGCCGTTAATGACTCCAATGGGTGCTGAAAACGCTCCATTATCTCGTCAAACATGGCTTCGTCGTCTAACCCACGATCTTTGGCCAATTTCTTAATAAACCCAAGCTGCTTAAGCGTAGCGAGTGCCGTTGCTGATGCCATCGAGCCAGCTTGCACGCGCTCAACTTTTGCCATTTCTTGCCGCGACGGCTTGGCACCCGGTTTGTGCCCTAACGGTGACGAACCGACCATGCGGCCAATACTGCTGGTCTCAGCGTTTTCCACAAACGAGGTTTTGTTGACAGGGCTAGAGCCGAGCACTTCCTCGGCGTGACCTGTCGCAATCACTTTGCCGGCGACTATGCCTTCGGCGCGGAATACCACGGTTTTGCCGTCATAGTGCAGCATGGTGGTGACGATTTGTGATTCGGGGTATGCCTGCCACCAACGCACTAAGCGTTCCTCGACGGTTTCGTAGTTGCTTAGATCAAATGCCATCAGCGATTGTCCAATCGCCAATTAAGAAAGATTGCAACATCCATTACAACTGTCTCAAATTTTGCGGCTTCATTGGCATGATCGTCTTCCCAATCAATCATCAAATAAATGCCAATCAAATCGCGCAAAAGTTGAACGTGAATTGGGTCGCCTTTAATTGGCGTAGCCAGTTTGTGTAAATCAAGTTGTGCCATGTCGGGATGCTCCTGTTTAGACCAGTTCCCACACCCTAATTGGTGAGCAATGCCGGCGACGCGATGGCAGGTAGTTGCCTGTGAACCTGATCTTGCCGCCTTTGTGCAGACGGTTAATGATCGGGCCGATAGCGCGGTTGTCGTGCGCTGTTGCCCCATGGTGCGTTTCTAGCCATTCCCATACTTCGTCGGTGGTGAACGTGCGGCGCATGCGGCCAACAGTCAAAACGGCGTTTTCGCAATCCTCGTCAAACCGTGGGTTGGTGTTGCCCTCAATTTGAACAATGGCTGCGTCGGCCTGTAGTCGAGCGTCGAATAGTGTCGGGTTCATTCGTTGTCTCCAATAAGTGCTTGAGCGGCTTCCATCAAAATAGCAGCATCAGCCATCTCGCCTGACAGTTCCAAATCGACTGCTATCAGGCGTACTCGTTTGCCAAGTTCTTGGCGATCACGGCGTTTCTTTTGTGCCGGTGTGTAACTGATTTCGTCAAAGAATTGCTTCCATACCTTAAAACTTGCGTCGCTCATCATTTGTCGGGTCTCCTCGCTAAGCGAATCTTGCCAATGTCCGTCGTAATCGTTGCTCACTTGATACCCCATGGGTGCCACCCAGAATTGCGCCAAATGGCTAGCGCGGCTCGCAGGTTTGTTTCTGTGCCGAACAGGTCATCGCAGTCGTTCAAAATGCCTTTTGCTTGAAGCCACCCAATTGGCCAATTTTTTGACGGTTCGCACCACACGCCATTGATTTGAGCCATGCCCCTTGAGCCGCCCATTGGGTCGTCGGGGTTGTGCACAGGGCCGGGTGTGCAACGCGACTCGCGCCACAGCACACGGGCAAGGGTCGCCATTTCTTTAGCCGGCCAACCGACGTCAAGCGCAAGCTGCAAAGCCTGTTCACACTCGGACTTGGGTTGGGGTTCGACCCAAACGGTTGTGGTCGTGCTGGTGGTGGTGGTGGCGGCGGCTGCTTGTACGGGCATTTCGCCGTATTCGTAGGTTTGGATTGTGGCGGGGGGTGCTTCCACAATGCCACCAGACGCGTCAGGAGCCTCTGGGAGCGTCGAAAGACCGAACAGGGCGGCTATGTAGCCAAAAATCAGAAATGGGCTTTTCATTGGGCCACCTCAAGCTGGTAGGGCACACCCCATGAATCGCCGACCGCGTTCTTGAACGCGATCTGGGCATGCAGCACTTTTAGTTCCTCGGTGTCCCGAAAAATCTGCACTAAGACCTGCTGGCCGTTTTCTAAGACGGTTCGCATGACCTCGTAAATGTAGGTTTGGCACTCTGCCATGGCATTGCTCCTTTCGTCGGGTAGTACCGACCCTAGAGCACTACTTCAGGGTTGTGGTGGATTTCTTGGGAAAACCAACAAAAGTGCCTGTTTCATGGCTTCTGGGTTGGCTCCCATAGCTGGCGAAATCTCGATGTGGAACCAGTCGCCGCCCGGTGCGCCTGACACGGTGCGGTTGTCGTATTTGCGCCAGCGGCCGCGATCGCACCGCCAAGCCCTGCCCCACGGGTGCGGGAAGTAGTCGATGATCATTTCCAGCCCGATTGCGTCAGCGTTGGCCACTAGAAGTTCAATGATGTTGCAGGCTGATCGATAAGGCTGGCCGCGCCAAGCCGCATTTGGGCCGTCGCCTTTGGGCCCTTCAACATTGCGCCAGCTCATGTCCACAGCTCGGCCCGTTGCGTGCACGGATGGTTGCCCGGGTTTGCCTTTCATGTCGCGTATACCCCACGCGCCGTTGTTAAATAAGCCGCGGCGTGTTTCGCGTTCCAACGTGCGAATCAGAACATTTAGTCCAGCGGTGGTGCCGCCTGCGGTGCCGTTGTAGCCCGTGTAGGGGCGTTTAGTGGCTGCTGTCGGTGATTTCTTGGCTGCCACGCCCAAATGCCTTGTCGTTCGGGTTCAGCCAGCGGAGCAGTGGGGGAAGTACTGCTGCGATGCCTGCCGCCAGAAGTTTCGCGGGGTCTGTTTCGCCGGCAAGGTAAAGAGTAATTGCGCCTGTTAAGAAGCTGCGGGCGTACGAACCCAAAATGGCTTTATCGGCTTTAGTCATGGCTCTCAATGTGCCTGTCTATTTTGTTTTCGATTCGGTCGAGGCTGTCGGCGATGATTCCGTGGTCGTCGTGTTGCCTTTTGAAGCCGCGATGTATAAACGCCACAGCAAGGCTGAACCCGCCAGTAATGAGAGCAATGAGAACGCCGTCAGCCATGTCATCAGGGTGCCGGGGGGTACGGGTTTTCGGCTTTTACTTTGGCTACGGCTTCACGCCATTCGATCTCCGTTGCGTCGCCGCGCTGCCATTTGAAAAACAGTGGGTCTGATTGCTGTTCGTACGCAACAAGTCGCGCAGCTTCAACAGCGGCACATTGAATGTTGTATTGGACTTCTGGCCATGCTGCGTCAAGTTCAGCTTGGGTTGGTTTTGGTGTGTCGGATTTCCAATCCAATGTGTTGTAGTCGTTGGCGTTCATTGACCATAATGCGCCTGGGTATTTCATGGTGAGAACGGCCGAATAATCAGTGGTCATGCGCTGATCTCCATCAAAGTAATTGTGGATGAAAGTCGCCCAATGTTCGAGGTGTTGCCATCGTTGCCAACTTGGTTGAGGTAGCACGTCATGGTGACTTCACGGTTGTTGAACATCACCACTTGGTATGTCGTTGCGCTTGTTGTTGCGGGGCTGTCCAAAAAGTTGGTTGACAGATTCGAATTGGCGTAAGAGTTAATTGCTGCTTGGTAGTCCGTTGCGCTTGCTGAAGTGCGTGAACCAGCCGTTGTGCCACCGCCAATGATGGTGCTGGCACGCTTCAATTGAAATCCTGCGGAAGCGTAAAAGTTGCCGCCGGTTGATTGGATGCCGTTAAACGACACAAGCACCAGTACTTTGCTGTCGGTGCTTGACGGGGTAATTGAAGCCGACAAACCAGTGATGTCGGTAGTCGCACCTGATGCCAACGAGGCACTAAAAATGTCTGTTTTGTTTGTGCTGACAACTTGGAGCACGCGGAACGCGCCACGCAGGTTGTTCATTTGTGCTGCAGTCAGCACGTTGCCGGCGACGAATGTGGCGGGCAGGGTGGTGGGGGTTGCCATGCGATTAGCCTAGGACATTCGTGTCAAGAATTCCTTGATTGGTGTCATCAAGGATGAGCTCATACACAATGGTGGTTGGGCTTGTGTACAGCCTGATGGTGTGGCCACGGTCGGTACTGATGCGATGTTCTACGCCTTCGACAGCGGATTCTTGGCCGCGCAACGTTGGCACGTTACCGATCAGGATTTCTTTCTGAATCAGAATGGTTTCGCCAATGTCAAGGATTGCAGCGGTGTCGCGTTCGGTCACAGTCAGCGCACCGAACCATGATTGCACGGCGGTGAACCGAGGCTCTGGCTCGGGCACTAGCAGGTAGGCGGCTAGGTCTGCGGCTGCAGTGTTGGATTCCAGCAAACTGTCGGTGATAAACAGAGATTTGATAAAATATTCGGCCTGTGAGGCGGGGTCTTGGGCGTTGCCGACATGGCTGCCTCGGGTGGACACGTCGGCGTAGTTCACGATCTGGTCGGCTTTAAAGTCAATTTTCAGGTCATTGTACGGGATGTCGCCTTGGTCGCTGAACGTGGCTGACGGGCTGGACAGGGTGCTACCGATGCGGTTTTGGCTGACCAGTACGCCTTCCCGGTCAATGAAAATGCGGCCGCGCTCCGCGGTATAGGTGATTTGGTCGAAATACGATTTGACGTTCGTACCTTGGCTGATCGCGTATTGGCCGGAGCCGCCAAGCTCAACGGTGCCGGCTGCAATGTCGCGGGCGGAGCCTGTCGGGTAGTCCACTTCTGGCAGGTCAAGAATGGCGTTTATGCGGGCACCTGTGAATTCTTTGGTGGGGTTTTGGGCTTCCAAAAATGTGCTTGATAGGCGGTACATGTTGTCGGCGCAAAATACGGTCACAGTGTCGTTGCCACCCAACACAAATTGGTATTCGTAATTTACGACGAACCCGACAAACAGGTATTCGGGGGTGTCGCTGTTGTCGTAGCGAATGAGCTGCACTGCGCGACCCGGTGCCAAACCTGGTACGCCGAGGGCTTGATCGTAGTACGGGTTGCTGGTCGAGTCATCAAACGGGTTGAATACGCCGTCTGCCAGCGTGTCGTTCAGCGTGAATGTCATGGTGCCCACGGTGAATTGGTCGTCTGGGTCTTGGCGGCCGCGGCGCACGTTCAGATCGGTAGTGCCAGCGATCACCGAGGCGTAGCTGGTGCTGCCGTCAAGCACATAGTCAGGGCTGTCCAGTAGGCCTTTTACGGGGTCGTCGAGCGTGAAACCGTCAACCAAAAACCCGACATCGACTAGCAGGTCATATTTGCCTGCGTTCGGGATGGTGACAGCGGACATTAGAACGCGGCAACAGCGATGTTGGCGGGGCCGTTCACGGTGTTGTATTGCCTGATGGCGTTGACGACTGCTTCACCGATTTCGGGGCTGGTGGCTAGGCCGCCGTTGACGTTGACGGTGATTTCTTGGCGTACGCGGGGGTTGTCAAGTCCTTGGCTAAAAAAGTCTGCGGCAGCCAACCCCATGGCGTTAGGAGCCGCGGAGAGGCCACTAGGAGCCGCGGAGACGCGTGAACCGCCGCCACCCCCACCACCGCCGCCCACACCCGTCGCAACAGCCAAATTGGGCACCGCAGCAGCCGGTATGGCAAGCCCGCCGCCGGCAGGCAAATTGCCTTCCCGTTCAGCCCTAATTGCTGCCATTGATGTGCCTTGGCCACCGCCACCAATTCGAGGCAGGCTGACTTCGGGGATGCTCGGAATGTCGCCAAACGGGTTGACCGCGTTGAGCCCGCGAATGACAAGGTTAATTGCGCTAATCCAGCCGTTAGCCCACATTTCAACACCCGCCAGCATGAAATTGATCAGGTTGTTGACGCCCGTGCGAAACCAATCAAATTTGTTGTACGCGATAACAAGACCCGACACCAACAAAGCGATGCCTGCTGCGATTGCGCTGAATGGGTTGAGCATCATTGCCACATTGACCGCCACAATTGCTGTGGCTACGGCGCCGATTGCGCCGGCGATTGCCAAGAACGCTTTGGGGTTGTTGGCGGCCCATGCGGCAAATTTCTGCAGGACAGGCAAGGCGCGCTCGACGATGGGCAGCAATGCCGCGCCGACGGCCTCTTTGGTTTCGTTCATGGCGACGGTTAGCCGTGCAAAGCCGCCTTGTGCTGTTTGGGCAAATGTTTGGGTCGCCCCACCGAACGTGCCACCAAGCACTTGCATGATTTGATCGAGGGATGCGCCTTCTTTGATGAGGGCAGCCATTTCGGGGCTGAGGCTTCGCAAACTCTTGTAGTTGCCTTCGTAAGCCATAGCCAACGCACTAGCCACATCTACCAATGGTCGGCCTGTAGCGGTTGCAATGTCAGTAACAAGGCTCATTTGTTGTAGCGACACAGCAATGTCGTCGGTGCCTCGGGTTAACGCTTCAAATGCTGGGCGCAACTGGTCGTCGGCAATGCCAGTGGCCATGGACATTGCGCTGATGGATTTTTCAACGCTGGCAATTTGGGCGTCGGTTGCGCCGGTCACATTGCGCAGGGTTAGGGCTAGCTGGGCTTGGGCGGCAGCATCTTGCATTGCGGCTTGCGTGGCGTCGCCGAGCGCAACAGCCAAACCGCCGATAGCAGCCGCGGCAGGCAGAAATGCTTTTTTGACTAAAAAGCCGGCTTTCGCGCCTGCGCCTTCAAGGTTCGCAAACTCTTTTTGGGCGCGCTCAATTCCTTTGCCATCAAATTCGCTGATAATGGGTATGCGGATGCTCATTTGATAACCGTGATTCTGTTTTCGACTGTGGCGGCGGCTTCTTTAACGAGTTCCATCATGGCATCGGTAACCGCGGCTTGTTGGGATTCGGCAGCCGGCCACATGACACGCGATGGGGTGCCAAAGAGCTGGCTAATGAACCGTGCTCCTTGGGCGTTGGTGCCGTTGGCTTTTCCTGCCATGTCCACAATTGCGGCGGCTGGATTTTTTTGGATGATTGTCAGGATGCTCGTTGCTCGACGACCTGTATCAATCTTGAACACCACGCCGCGTTGGGCGTCGCGCTGGTTGTACGGGAATAGTTTGCGGCCGCGCTGGCTCCACATACGCGCCATGCCCGATAGGTATTTCTCCGGGTAACGGCTTTTAGCCTCGTTCAAAATCGGCTCAGCGACCTTTTTGGCGTCACGGTTGAATTGTTTGCGCAACTCGGGGTCAAACTGGCGCAGTTCTTTAATGGTTTCTTTTACGCCGATTACTTCCACGTTGGTCATTTGCGCTGCTTCCGTTGCTCATCGAGCACCTTAGCGACCGTGGCTAGATCAGCCATGTCAAATTCAATGTGTGGCGGCCACCAGCCGGTGCCCACTAGCAATTCGGCTAGTGCTCGTCGGTTGGTTCCGCGGGGGTAGGGTTTTCCGCTTCCTCGCTTGCAACCTCAATGCTGTCCAATTGGTTCAAGAAATCGTCAAACGCCGCTGGCACCGCAACCTTGTGGGTTTTGCTTGCCTCAAACGCCAAATAGGCAATGTCCTCGATGCCCATGCCGTTGGCCATGTCTGACGCTTTGCGCTTAAATTTCCGTTCCCATGCAACAATGGTGCCCAGCGTTGTAGACACTTCTTGCGGCTCACCTTTACGGGTGTAGCGAATGGTGATTTTCATGGCTTCCTTTCGTGTCGGGCCGAACTAGTCAGCCGTGTTTAAACGCTGGTGTCCTCAGAGAATACGCCGCCCGTGAACGTCACATCGATCGTGGACAGCGCACCGAGCTGCGCATTGAGCACGGGCAGCGACTCAAGGTACGCGCCAGTGACAATTAAGCCGGGGTTAGTGGCCGAATCAGGTGGCGATGCCGGCTGCACGCGCACCGTGGTCGTAGTGCCGACCAGCGACTTCAGCGTTGCGTAAGTCTCGGTCGCGGCATAGGACATGAGCAGCGTCAGGGTCAGCTCGTTGTTCTGCAAGCCGCCCGTGTACTTGCGCGACGTATCACCAAACGCGGTTGCCTCAAGTGCCTCAACCGTGCGGGTCAAAACGGCGGCGGTGCACTGGTTGGTCAAATCGACGCTGTTGACGGTGACAACCGGGTTGGACAGGTAGGTGGTCGTTGACATGGGGGTTACTCCTTCGGTTCTTTCTTGACTTTAGACTGTTTGGGTTTCTTTTGCGTGGATTCATTAGCCGGCTTAATAAAACCGCCAGCGATCAGGCCAGCCACGTTGATGTTGTTGGCGGCTGCGCCTTCAATGTCGTATTCGGCACCGGGGCGACCGACACGGGGGCTGACTACCACCCATTTCATGACTGGGCCAGCATTTTGACGGTCAATTCATAGGCGGGGGCAATGGTGCCGCCCATGTCGAGGGTCACTGGCCGCCCGTCGGTGACGGCCACATTTTTGTCAAGCACTTGAGAAACCACGTTTAAAATGTTGCGTAAAGCATCCTCGTTGCCGGGGCCAACCCCAATGATGGTGATCGGGAACGAAATGTCTACGGCTTTATTAGTCCAAGCGGTAAATGACGGGGCTTGAATAAGCACGCAATTAGGCACAATGTTCCGAGGGTCTGTTACCACCCGCAAACCCGTCACTGTCTTGAGAAATGTAGACAGGTTGTTTAGAGCCGTGTTAAAGAGGTCGGTGTAGGTCTGTACGGCCATTAGGCCACCTGCGGGCGATCAATCCCCAACAACTGCTTGACAATCGGAGCCAAACCAACAACCGACGCGGTGGACATGGCATCAAACGACGCAAACTGGTCAATCGAGCCACGCTGACGGTACAGGGCACCGCCATACATAATCGTGCCGAGCTTTACATCCTGTGATGGCACCGTGGTCAAGCTGTCCGTGTAGCCGGCTTCTGCGCGCCGGCGGTAACAAAACTGGTTGGCGGCAGCCGCACAGATCGTTAGGAACGTGACATCAGCCGTTACGGCCTGTGTGCCATAAAGCCAGTCAGCAATGTCATTTGCGTTAATCCATGTGCAAGTCGGGGTGCTTGACAAGGTGCCACTGGCGGCTTGCCGTTGCACATCGTCAGCCGTTTTGGCATACAACACTTGGTTGGCAATCGGTTCTTGGTAGTCGTAAAGCAGGTCGCCTTCCGTGTCCACCCCAGTAAAGCGGTACTGGGGCAGAGCACGGATGACAAACGAGCCATTGAACGTCGCATCGACGCCGCTGACCGTTATGGACTGGCCAAGTTCAAGCTCCGCGGGGGTGAGGAGCTGAACTACGGCGTAGTTGTCCAATAGGTATTTGTTAGTGACCGTGTAGGTGGCCATTGTGCGGCCCCTTCCCGGTTAAGCCTGAACGATCTTGCGAATCATCGAGGTAATGGCAACGAACGTCGAAACGTACCCGTAGTACGAGAACGTGCGACCGAGCGTTGACGGAACCTCAACGGACATGAGACCGCGAAGCTGCTCGTAGAACTCGAACGCATCGCCTGCGCCAGTTCCGACGCGGGTGATGATCATCGTCTTGGCCGCAAAATTGCTGTCCACGACAAGCTGCAAGCCCAACGGGTTGCCGTTCCAAGACGACGCATCAGCAGAACCGAGTGCATTCTGTCCGGTAAGGCCTGCGCCAACGTACGGGAACAACGGTCGCTTGTTGGAGTCCACGACTTGTCCGAGCTGCGCCCACACATCGGGCGAAACGAACATGTGCGTCGGGAACCAGTTGCGGCCGTTTGCGATGTCGTTGGCTGCGTCGTAGATCGACTTGACCAAGTCCTCTGGGGTTCCATCCCAAGTGCCGCTGGCATTTGCGCCAGTCAACAGCGCATCGGCTGCGATGTTGTCGGTCTCAAGCATGTATTCGCCCATCAGGTCGTTCAACACCAACTGCATGGCGGCAGGCGATGTGAAATCGATGTCTTGGGCTGAGAAACTGACCTGTCCGGCCACGGTTGTCTTGCTTACCGTGTTGGCAGCAATCACCATCGTGCGAGCAGTCACACCCGTCAATTCAGAGGCCTGCACGCCAGTGTTGGTGTGAGTCGTGATCGTTGGTCGGATAAACGTCTTTTGTGCACCGCCATCCGGGTAGGCGCGAGCACCAACAGCGTTTACCACAGGGCGCACGAAATTGATGTCCTGCACCAACGGGCCGAGCACCGGCACTGGGAGCAAGCCGGGCGTGTCAGTGGTCAACTGATCGCCAGCGGCAGCCTGCAACGCGGTCTGCTTTGACATGGCCGCTTCGCGGTACGCCTTGTTGATGTTTGCGAACGTGTCGCCACCAATGTGCATCGCGGCAAGGTATTCACCAGCCGACGGCATCTTGAATTCGCGCTTCGGCTGTGCGGGCAGCGGTGCGGTAGGGATTACTTCCTCGGCAGCTGCGGCTTCAATCTTTTCCATTTTTGGGGTCTCCTTTTCGGGGGTCACTTCTTGATTATTACTGATGGGATTTTCGTTTTGGTGGATACTTGCTGCAATTTCGGTGATTTGTGCACCAGCGAACGCCGGCACTGGCACAAGGCTTAGTTCAATCCATTCGGCGGCTTTGACAACCATGGTGTCGCCATCCATACGCCACTTGGTCGGATTGATGCCCACCGAAACGCTGTCTAGTACGCCTTCCTGCGCGAGTGTCAAGGCTTCGTCGCCGGCTGCGGTTGCAGCAATGCGAGCCGAAAACAACATGCCTTCCTCGGTCTCAACACGCTCGGTGATTACGCCAACGGGCTGGGTTGAATCGTGGTACATGAACAGCTTTGGGGCTTTACCTTCCACGGGCAGCGCGCCAGCTTCAATGCGGATTTTTTCGCCACCCGTCACAACAGCATCCACACCGTAAGGCACCGCGATGCCGCTAATTGTGCGTTTGCCCTCACCTTTGGCGGCTTCAATCCAAACCTGTGCCTGCAACTTGACAGGCTTTGCACCAAGTAGGGGAACCGCAATCAATGCTTCCTCAGCATCCTCAAGTTCTTTGAGTTCGCCACCCGGTTCAATGCCTTCTTGCTGGCTAATCGCCACCATCTGATCAATGGCGTCTTGCTTAAGCAAGTGGCAGCCTTGGATTTCCATGTCGGCGGTTACAACGGCCCAGCCGGCACAGTCCTCGGCTTCTTTTGTGATGTAGTACGGCATTAGTTCGCCAACCTTTCTTGCGTATTTTCCTCAATAACGGTTCTGTCCATGACGTCTGCCCCGTAGTTCTCTGACAAGTATTCGGTCGGGTCAAACTCGACAAACGTTCCCCGGGGCAGCACATTGTCCATGCTCAGCGTTTCGGCAATGGCTTCTGCGTACAGCTTGACGCCAAAGATGTACAGGTCGGCGCGGGCTTGCTGGCTGGACTGGTACGAATACGACCCGGTTGATACGCCAACCAAATAGGGCGGCACATTGGCCAAACGGGCGGCCTCTAGTGCGCTGTAGTTTGCCGAGTCGATCAACAGCATTTTGTCGGGTGTCATGCTGGTTTCTTTGTATTCCACAAACTCGTTAAGCGCGGCGGTTTGGTTAGTGGCGCGGGCTGCATTAAACGCGGCTGCTAGGTCGGCTAGTTCTTGCCCGGTCATGGGTTCGCCGCCCACTTGACGGAGCACGCCTGAGGGGATTGAGCTGCTGGCGTTGCGGTTGCGTGCGGCCTCAATTTTTAGCGCGGTGTCAATTGCGCCCGGTGCTTGATAAACCAAACCTTGCACTGGGCTAAGAAATTGCACGACGTTGTCGGGGTCAAGCATGCCGCCGTTGAAATAGATTTGGTTGCTTGGCCCGAACCAAACGGGGCCGTCGCCTTGATCGGGAGTTTGCACGGTGCCCGACGGCAAACGAGTGAACGAGGCTGGATAGCCGTCGGCGGTGCGTGATTGGATGTACCAGAAAGCCCGCCCGTACATGACGAGATCGTCGAGAGTCATGCCCATGAGGAATTGGTACGGCACTTGCGGGTCTGGTCGGCGCAGCCATGAACGCGGGTCAAGGTAAACCTTTTCGCGCTGGCCATCCATCCAACGTTCGTTGTACATGCGCAGTGGCATGCAACCGATAACAGATTTGAACAGCGACACCGCACGGTTAATTGCCGGCACGGACATTGCGCGGTTGCGCGCTTCGCCTTCTTGGTAGGTGTAGTACTGGCCAATGAGATTTACACCAGCGGCGTTGCTGGTGTAGCCGCCAGCGGCCGCAGCTTTGGCGGGTGCCGGGCTAATTGCTGCTTTGGTTGCGCCTTTGCTGAACAATGCCATGTGTCTATGTTGCCCGATCTGAATGTGTTTTGGTGGCACCCCCCGTCGGTCGTGTCCGATCCCGACGAAAGGCAAGACGCAGGCGAGGGGTGCCTGCCGCGATGTTAGTGCCCCGCAACAACAATCATCGGTTTACCGACGACCGTTGGTCGAGCAGCTAACGCGGCTGCCCACACCATGCAACGGGCTAGCTCAATGGGCCCCGGTGAGCGTTGCGACGACAACGCCATGCTGCCTTGACTGCGTACCGCTACGGCGCGTTGAACGTGCTCGGCCAGCATTTGTTCGCCAGTATGGCGCAGCGTACGTTCCTCAATCATGTGTTTTACCGCCGGCGTGTAACGCAATAACTCTCCATAGCCAACAACTTGGTAGCGACGCTCTAGCGATGGGGGTAGGTGCAGTTCAATTGTGGGGCTCACCGCAAAGGCAATTTTTGGGTCGGCGGCTAGTTCTTGAATGGCGGCTACGCATTGGGCGATGGTGTCCACATGAAACGCAACCGTCACGCCGATGCGGCCGTCGCCGAGGGGCACGGCACGAACGCCAAAATAGCGGGAATCGTCAAGGCTGGATTCGACCGCAATGATGCCGCCCGGTGGTATGGCGTCGATTTGTAGTTCGGGCCATTGTCCGGGTTTGACCCATGCGCGATCGCTGGCCACCCATAGGTTGACGCTTGCGCGCAAGAACGCGGCGCGGTCGGGCGACTGGGCTTCCGACGCGATTGTTTCGGCTTGCAGGGTGTGCCCTAGAGCTGGGTTGCCATAAGCCCATGCGGCGGGGGTCATCGGGTCTAGGTCGGGTGGCGGCGACCATTCGGCCATGTACAACGGGCCTTGTTTACCAGCGTCAATTTGACGTAGGCCTTGTTCGCGGTAGCGGAGAAACACGGTGCTGGATTCGGTGCCCGCGGTTGACCACATCGCCATTAGCGGGTTGGGTCGAGCACGCATGGTTGGCAACAGGCCTTGGTCAATGGCGTCGGTGCTTATGTCCCAAATTTCGTCAGCCACGACTAAGTCAACCGACAAACCGTGACCTACCGATGGGCTGGCAGCTTTGACTAGCCAGCGCGACCCGTCAGGCATACGCACTTCGTTGCGCCCATACGCCCAAGTAACTTTTGCCCCAAACTGGGTTTCCAGCAATTCGGCCAATTTGCGAAACAGTTCAACCGCTACGTCAAGTCGATGCGCCGTTGATAGCACCGTGACCGGGGCACCCCGCCTAATTGGCTCCATCGTCAAGAAATACCCAACCAAGGTTGCAAGCGCAGTCGTTTTACCGTTCTGCCGGGCAGTAGACACAAGCCCAAGCCGATGTTGAAAGCGACCGTCATCACGCAAAGACGTCAAACCAGCCAACGCACGCAACTGCCAAGGCATCAACGACACTTTTAGAAACCTCTCCGCCCATCCCCCCAGCTCAGTCGCTAGCGATCCGTGCTGGTCATCCCAAGACGTTTCCAATCGGGGCTCATCCCGGCCAGTCTGCGCCAGTTCGCCCTGTTCTGGGCTGGTGGATACGGTCGAGAT